AAAGTACCACCAGTCACATAAACATCCGTATAAGGCAAAGAATAAGTCCCAAAAGGTATCCCTTGATTGTATATTAAGTTTATTAAAGCACTATTTGTGTTATTTGTAGCAGGAGTATTTACCCCCCCAATTACATACGTATCTCCTGTTAATGGTGTTACTATAAAATATTTTACTATATCTGGTCCACAATTACTCATTCTGTAATAATTAATCCTCTAAGTGTTATTTCACCAATCATGGTTGAATCGTCCTTTACTATGTTTATAATTATAACGTCAGAAGGTTCGACTACAAAAGGTATGGTTGTTAAAACCCCATTTACATAAATTGTATAAGATGTTATGTTATCTAAATCTACAGAACTAAAACTAGTTTTAACTTCGGTAGAAAATCTTATAGAAGTTGATGAACCAGGTAAAAACTGTATAATACATTTTAATGTTTTATCATCTTTAGCATTATCTTTAATAAATCTAGCTAAAGGTTTTGGTATCCTACTACTAGTTTCAAAAGTAACTAAAGCTCTACTGATTGCTGGTTTAACATCAAATTCTTCCGAATCAACCAAATAACCCATTAACCTCATTTCATAAGTTTGTACATAAAATCTTTTTCCTTCTAAATCATCAATTTGACTTTCATCACCAATGGTTTCTAACATGATTGGGAAGTAGTGTCCTTTAATATTAACGTAAGCTTGAGCTGAAGCAAATGCCTGTAATACTTTTTGATTTAATTTGTTTAAATCCCTCATTTTGTAACAAAACAATCTAACGGTATACATCATGTCGACACCTACGGGATTTGGTATTCCGTAAATGTCAGCACCTTTACGATTACCATCCCAAACGGGTATTTGCATATAAGGGAAATTTTTTCTTACGGGTATTTTAAAGTCGGCTGGGTTAGTACCTTTTTCGGGATTAGGTTTTCTAACAACAGAAACAAAAGGTATTTTAACATTTTTATATTTATCTGTATTTGGCCAAATTTTTGTAAATTCATTCCATCTTTGTAATGTTAAAAAATTAACAGGTACTTTTTCACCCTTTAAAACTATACCTAAGTCGTTTTCAACAAATTCAACAAAACCCTCATCTAAATCAGCAAAATCAACTGACCTAGGTAAAAATTGTTTATTTTGTTCTAAAAACTGTTCAACCCAATGAGCAGGACCACCTTGTGGGTCTATACTTTTAATTTGTAAATCAGTTTTTCTTTTTTTTGGTAATGCCATAATTTTATTTATATTAACCCATAAACTCTTCTGGGTCAGCCGTTGTACAAACTACTTTTCTATAGTAAGATTTGTAACCTAATCTAGTTTTAGTGTTATCAGAATTAATTTTACCGTCATTTGTGACAGTAAAATATTTAATATTATCTTCTTTATCAGGGTAACCGATATAATCACCGTATGTTATATCAACACCTAACTCTTTTAAATGGTCGGTAAAAACTGTAAAAGTTAAATTACCATAATCCTCATATCTCATATAACCTTCTGAATATGCTTTAGACTGTGATTCTTCCAAATTTGGTCGAACTTTAATTTCTACAGGAGGATGAAATTTAATTTCTTCTACATCAGACTCACCGTATACACTATCTGTTTGACTTTTAATCCTATCAACCCTAAAAAGAATTACAACAAAATTTAAATCACCTTCTACAAATTCTCTGGCTAACTCATTATCAAAACCAAAATCAGTCTCATCATAAAATTTATGAACACGAGTTATTGGAAATCTTCTTTTATCTGACATTTAAGTATATTTTCTTATAAATATTTAGAAGAATCGTATTTCATTTATTTTTTTCTATTTGTTTCTATATTTAATAAGTTATGCTAGATATTGGTAAATTAAAGAATAGAAAAACTTTATTAAAACTAGAGACCTATGAAGGTAAAAATGAGTATTTAATATCGTTAAAAGAAAGATTAGATAAGGAAGGTTCTTTTCCTATATCACCCAGTGTATCTGAGTATGTAGAAAATAATTTTGATAAGGACCCTGTTGATGTTAATAAAGTTATTACCATAACAGAGTTTTTGGGTAAACAGTTACAAGAAAAGTTTGAACTTAATCATGTACCTGAAAAAATATTTGTTGAAACTGTTTTAGGTGATACAGAAAAAAGTTATCATGTTAGGGGTAAGGTTTTTAAAAATCAAAAATACTCACCACTTTTTTATGTACCAAAAACACAGGTATTTGAGAACTTATATGATACCGAAATTAATGTTGAGGTTGATTTTGAAAAATACCAAAAATTAGATAGAAGAGGGTGGAAAGCTTTCCCCCACCAAGAAAAGGGTATTAAATTTCTTTTAAGTAAAAAAAATTGTATTCTTGCTGATGACATGGGTCTTGGCAAAACATTTCAATCCATTGTTTCAGCTTTAGAAACGGGAGCGGAAAAAGTTTTAGTAGTTTGTCCGGCTAACGCCAAAATTAATTGGTACCGTGAGATATCAAATTTTGTTCCTGAAGAAGATATTAGTATTTTAAAAACTGGTCATTGGAATCCCAAAAAATTTACTATCATTAATTATGACATACTTAAAAATTTCCATACTTTAATAGATAACAGAAAAAATTATGAAGAGTGGGAAATAAATAGACATTTGGTTAATGAAGGTTACGACATTATTATATTAGATGAAGCTCACATGGTTAAAAATCCTAAAGCTGATAGGACTAAAATAGTTAACCAGATTGCTGAAAGTATTGGTAAAAGGTGGTTATTAACGGGTACACCTATCGCAAACAGACCAATGGATTATTTTAACCTACTTAATCTCTGTGAATCACCAGTAACTTCTAGTTGGAAATACTTTGCATTTAGATATTGTGATGGTAAAAAATTTAAAAAGAAATTAAATAGTGGACAATACAAAGATATATGGTTAACTGATGGAGCTTCTAACTTAGAAGAGTTACATGAAAGAACTAAATCACTTATCTTAAGAAGAAAAAAAGAAGACCACCTAGACCTACCACCAAAAATTGTGGCACCTTATTATATTGAGATTGATGATATGAAAGGGTATGGTAATGTATTTGAGGAATATCTTGAATGGGCCAAAAGTGAAGGTAAACGTCTTGGTTCAGGTAGACACATGGTTGAATTAGTTGTTCTTAGAAAATATTTAGCACAAGAAAAAGTTAAACACACGATTGAATTAGCTGAACAAGCAATTGAGAACGGTCAAAAGGTAATTATATTTACAAACTTCACCCACTCATTTGATGCATTAATGAATCATTTTGGTAGAATAGCTGTGGGTCATAACGGTAAACTGAGTGGTACACAAAAACAAAAGTCTATTGACGGGTTCCAAGAGAATGAAAATATTAAAGTCTTTGTTGGCAATCTTGTATCTGCTGGTACCGCAATTACACTTACAGCGGCACAGGTAGTTATTATGAATGATTTAGATTTTGTACCAGCTAATCACGCACAGGCGGAAGATAGGGCCTTTCGCATCGGTCAGTCAAAAACTGTTAATGTTTATTACCCAATAGCTCAAGGTACTATTGATGAAATGATGTATGAAATGTTACAAAAGAAAAAACGTGTTATTAATACAGTTGTCGGTGATGAACAAGAAGAATTTGACATCTCAACCGATTTCTTTAAAAAATTAATGGTGGGTTATTAATCCCACCATTTTTGTATATTCTTTTCAAGAAGTTTAAAAATAAGTTTATTACATCTATCTTGATTTTCATGTGCAATCTCCATAGCAATTAATTTTTTATCTTTTTCTTCAAAAGGTCTTTGATATAGATTTATTTCACCACTTACCACTTTTTTATATTGACGTGGGTATTTTTTAAAATACTCATCAAAAGTTTCAGACACTAAAGTATCTTCCATGGAATACCATTTTTTACTTTCGTCTGTTGGGATAAAGTCATATTTAGTTTTATGGTAATCCATAAACTCCATACCGTAAAAATCATCTTGTTGTAACTTAATTAGTTTAGTTACAAGACGCATTATTTCAGTATTTCTTTTAGCACTTAAATGTCTATCATTACCACCAATATAATCAGCTTGCTTATTTAATTTAAATTTTAAAACTTCAAATATATAATGGTCATCATAATCACGGTCTTTCCATATAACAGGGAACCATGACCAAAGGTTTTTAACACCTTTAATAAAATCTTTATGGTAATACCTACCCTCAAATTTCCACCAAAGACCAACTTTTTCAAATATATTTAATTTTTTTCTTTCCATAAAACTTTTTTATTTTTACAAATATAACTATTTTTAATTAAAAACAAAAATAATGGAAGATAAAAATAAAGAACAAATAGAACATCCCTCACATTATAACCAAGGAATTGAGATGTGGGATTACGCACACTCACAAAAATTAGACTTTTTTGAAGGCAATATTGTTAAGTATGTTACTAGATGGAGACATAAAAACGGTTTACAAGATTTAGAAAAATGCCTCCAGTATCTAAATAAGTTAATTGAACTGAACCAAAAGTCGTGATATTTATTGAAAAACAATAAGTATAATGATTATTAGTGAAAACATACTACAGGCTTTGTTAGTCGAAACTGGTATACAAAATATAAATACATTAGCTAAAAGATATCAAAAAGCTAAAATTTATTTTCATCAGGATTTAGATGGAGTTACTACGGCAATTGCCATGAAAAATTATTTAGAAAACAACGGTATTGAAGTTGTTGATGTTGAAGTAATTCAATACGGTGATAAAGAATTCTCAATTAAAAAACCTGACGCTAGTGGTGAAATAATGCCTGTATTGGTAGATTTTGCTCACGGTAAACCAATGTTTGTTATACATACTGACCACCACGATTCACAAGTTGGTGTTGAAAAAAGTACGTCAACAAGTTTTAGACACTCAAGGTCAAACGTTGAGACTATCTCTAACGTTCTTTCACCATCAGACATTTTCCCATCAAAAGATATTATGATGATATCTACTGTAGATAGTGCTGATTATGCTAGATTAGATATTACACCAGATGATGTTATGAACTATGTTTTTACCCTAGATAAAGGAAAAGATTTAGAACGTAATAAAATTAGTATGGCACTTGTAACTAATAAATTATTATTAGCTTACAAAAATAAACCAAAATTTTTAGAAACTCTTGTGATGGAATGTACACCATCACTTTTAAACATTTACCAAAATATAGTTAGATTAGCAAAAGAATATGGTTACGCCACAGCTCAAGAAATGAAAGTTAACCTTTCCAATTATATTGAGGTCCAATCAAAAAGTGGTAATGTAGAATACGATGAAGAGTATGGGATTGTAAAACAATACGGTGGGGGTTCTATGTTTAAACCAGGTTCTTATGATAGATACGTACCTTTTAAATTATACCCTAACGCCAATTTTTTGGTTATAACATGGCCATTAGGTTTATTACAAGCTTCTTGTAATCCTTATAAAAAGGGTAGGGAACTTAAAGGTGTTAATTTAGGTGAAATAGCACAAGACGTTTTAAGTATATTTAAATCTGAACTAGAAAACAAAATTATATCTATTGATACTGTAAAGTATTTTGCTGAAAAAAATAAAGAATTTTCGGAAGAATCTGTTGGTTTTAGTTTTAATGATATGGTAGCTATTTTAGGTGATACTGAGAATGGTATTATGGGATTAGATGAAATACCTAATGGTGGTTCACCAGATTATACATTAGAAAGATGGCAAAACGCCATTAAAAAAATAATGGATAAACCTTACACATCACTTTCTGATAGAGAAATTAAAGCTTTAAAGATGTTAAAAATTACTGGTTGGGATATGGTTCAGGCTAATTCTGGTGGCCATAAATGTATAACTAATATATCAGGATTAATGTATTTTGGTAAAGACGGTGTTCCATTTTTAAAGAGATTTTCTGAAGAATTTGTTAAACAATTAAAATTTAAAATAGATACAGAATCTTTATGAATATCAGAAAAATTATTAGAGAAGAAATCCAAAGTCTAAGTTCTAATAAAATAGAAGAATCTAATAAATATTTAGATAAATTTTTACATAAACTTTTATTATTAAATGAAGTTAAAGATGTTCTCAGCCCCGAATTTGAATGGGACGTTATTTCTAATGACAAAACTAGTCCAGAGTATGTGTGGGATTTTCCACAAGAAACTAAAAAAGAATTAGATTTATCTAAAAAATGGGTTAAAACAAAAGAAGATGTTATTGGGTATCTAAATCTTTTATTGAAAAAAATAAAATCTTTACCCAACCAACTTAGGAAAAAAATAATAAAATATGTTTTGGCATCTTTTTTAGGTATTTTAACCGTAAACCAAATAACTAGTATCACCAACACCATTGAAGGCAATGATTATCAGAGTGGTATTAGATTTGAAATGCCTTCATTTAAAAAAGAAACACCTGTAGTTAAAACACAAAAAATTAGAAAACCTAGCCAAAGATTATTTAAACATTTGAAAAAAGAAGAGGGTATTGGTGGTAAACCTGTTTTATATTTCTATAATTTAGGTGATGGTGCTTATACCACAGGTTATGGTCACGCTGTCTTTTCTAACCCCGAAAGAGGTAGTACGGGGGGTGATTATAGTTTTGTACCAAATCATGAAGATATTATACCTTACAATAAACGTAACCCTGGTAAAAAAATTACAAGAATTACTAGAGAACAGGCTGAACAATTATTACAAGATGATATGTTAAAAGCTTCTGAAGGTGTTAATAATATATTAGATGGGTGGAATAAAAAAGGTATAGAACCTGAAATTACACAAGGTATGTATGATGCTATGGTTTCTATAACCTATAATCATGGTGTGGGTAATTTAAGGACAAGCAAATTTATTCAATACGTTAAACGAAGTGAGTTCCAAGAAGCTAAAGAAGAGATAAAAAATATCTCAAGTAATATGTTTGACGAATATCCAGGTTTAAAAACTAGAAGAGAACGAGAATCTGAAATGTTTAAAATTTCTAGGGTTTAAATTTTAAAAAATAAGGTTTTATTTATAAAAAGTTATATAATGATTAGTGTTATTGTTTCTTCTAATAAAGACAATTTATGTGTTGATAAGTTTAAAAATCACATAAAAAAAACTATTGGTTTAAAGGAATATGAAATATTATTATATAATAATCAAAATGAGTTTTCCTTATCAGAAATTTACAATAGAGGATTAAAAGAATCTAAATACGATATTCTAGTTTTTTGTCATGATGATATTTTTTTATCACAGAATTGGGGTGTAAAATTGTTAAATGATTTTTTAAAAAATCCTGAGTTTGGTGTTATAGGTAAAGCCGGTTCTTGTTTCATGTCTGAATCAGGTATTTTTTGGAGCAAAAGGGACCAAACTATGGTGGGACAAGTTTACCACAGAAATAATAACAAAAAAACGTTAACCAAATACTCACCTAAATTTAATGATTTAATTGAAGTAGTCACCCTAGATGGACTCTTTATTTCTGTTGATAAAAATAAAATTAAAAAACTATTTGACGAGGATATAAATGGGTTTCATTTTTATGACCATTCTTTTTGTGTTAGTAATTTTATTGAGGGTGTAAAATTAGGTGTTACATTTTCTTTCGACATTACACACAATTCAGAGGGTAAACCTAATGAAGAATTTTTTAAAATAAAAGAAATTTTTTTAGAAAAATATAAAAAATATTTACCATTAGATTTAAAACCTAAAAATATATTTTACGAAAAAATAAAAAGAAAAAATTTTAAAAAATTAAAAAAAGTAGCAATAATAATACCAACAAAAGGAAATTTAGAACTTTTAATAAATTGTGTTAATTCATTTTACAGTAATTGTGACCATGACATATTTAGTATTTTTATTGCTGATACTGGGTCTACAAAAGAAGAATTGGACCAAATAAAAATTAGTTTTGAAGATTATAAGAATTTAAAAATAATTGAGTATGATTATTATAATTTCGCTAAAATAAATAACGATGTTGTTAAAAACTATGTAGGTAACGGTCACGATTTTTTATTATTTTGTAATAATGATATTGAAATCAAAAATGATGTTCTTAGTTCTATGTTAAACGTTTTTTTAACAAATAAAGATTGTGGTTCTGTTGGGTGTAGGTTACATTACCCAAATAACACCATACAACATAATGGAGTTATAGTTCATTCCGATAAAGTTTTAAATGCTAACAATTTTGAAGAACTTTATCCATCCATAAATCTAACCCACGAAAAATTAAATAACTACTATAATTTTAATAACACTGTTAGAGAAGTTTTTTGTAATACAGCCGCATTACTATTAATAAATAAAGATTTATTTATTAAAATGGGACTTTTTAATGAAAATTATAATAATT